CGTCAAAGAAAAGAAAGAGACGAACAGATAGCTGATTTAATTAAACAGAATGAAACATTAAAAAATTCATATCAAACAAAAGAAACAGAGTTTCATAAAGTAAGTAAATTAAACTTAGATGCAACTGAAAAACAATTAAAAGATAAATTAGATTTAGCAAGAAGTGCATATGCTGATGCTTTTGAAGCACAAGATAAAGAGAAGTTATTAAAAGCACAAGAAGCATTAAATGAAGCACAAACTGATTTAAAAAATGTTGCAGTAACAAAAAGTAAATTTACTGAACAGCCAGAGAAAAAAGAACAGGTTCAACAACAACCAAAACAACAACCTGTTCAACCAGACCCAAGAGCTGTCGATTGGCAAGCTAACAATGAATGGTTTGGTCAAGATAATATTATGACTGCTTCAGCTTTAGCGATAGATGCTGAATTAAAAAATGAAGGATACAGTCCTAATGATGAAGATTTTTATGATGAAATAGATAAAAGGATTCGTGCAGCTTTTCCAAATAAATTTACACAAAAGGAAGAGCCAGCACCAACAGAACGAAATGATGGTTCGTCATCACCATCTCAAGTAGTTGCAGGAGGGTCACGTTCCTCTCCTAACCCTAAGAAAGTTAAACTATCTCAAGAAGATGTTCGACTAGCTAATAAATGGGGAATACCACTTGAACAGTATGCTGCCGAAAAGATGAAGGTAACTAAGTCTGAAGGTGACTATACAACAATTAATATGCAACGTGGAGGTAAATAATGACACGAGTAAACACACGTAGTTCTCAAACAAGGGAAACTAACGAAAGAGCACAAACGGATTATGTATTTGAAGAACCCTCTATAACTAACATTCCAAATGTAGTTGAAGAGAAGTTTAAAAATTCAGGCATGACCTTGGGATGGCTTCGAATTGATTTAAAAGGTAATGAAGATTATCAAAATATCGGTAAGAAACAACAACAAGGCTGGGAGTTTGTTACTCCAGAGGAGGTACCAGAAATGGGAGCAACTTCTGTCGTGAGGAAGGAAGGTCGCTATGCTGGTGTAGTCTGTCGTGGAGACTTAGCGTTAGGTAAGATACCTACGTTTAAACTAGATGCGAAAAAAGCCCATTACTTAAAGAAGTCACATGAAATGATGGATGCAGTTAATCAACAATTAATGAGTCAATCAAATTCACAGGCACCTATAAGTAATACAAGTAAGAGTTCTGTTACGAAAGGAAGAAGACCTTCGTTTCAGGATTAATTTTTTAACAACTTTTTTTCTTAAAGGAGAATTATTATGGCTACAAGTCTTAATCCATTTGGTTTTCTCCCTGCTCGAAAAAGAGATGGTCAGCCAAACACTGAAGGTTACGGACAGATAGTACAACCTGTTTCAAATTCAGCTATTGGTATCGTATCACTTCTTCCAAACGACATTTATGCTGGAGATTTGATTGTTATTGATACTGCTGGAACTATTACACCTTTAGCTTCAACTTCATTGAAGCCTTCTGGTGTTTTCCAAGGATGTCAATATGTAGAAAATGGAGAACCAAAATTTTCTAGATATTTCCCTGGTGGAACATGTGTTACTGATGTTAAACTTCATGTCATTACAGACCCTGCACAAACTTATTTTGTTCAAGCAGACTCTACCTTATCTGATGGTGAGATTGGTATTGTAAACAGTTATACTGCAACTGTATCAGCCGCTGATGCTGGTAGCAGAATTACTGGTCAATCAAACTATAGATTAGTAGGAGCTCCAGTTGGAGTTGCTGTTGAAATAGGTGCACATGCAAGAGTTGTTGGCAGAAAAGACATTGATGGCGATTCCGTTAATGGAAACGTAACTGACACTGACCAATTCCCAATCGTTGAAGTTTATTTAAGTGGACACAGAAGTAATTTTGTGAAAGCTCAAGTTTCAACATCTGTATAATAACTAGGAAAGGATAATATAAAATGGCTATAAATAGAGCTGCTATTAGTAAAGAGCTCCTTCCTGGATTGAATGCAGTCTTTGGAATGGAGTACGGAGAAGTTAATAACGAACATGAGCCTCTATATGATATAGAGAACTCAGACAGGTCTTTTGAAGAGGAAGTCCTCTTTACAGGATTTGGTACCGCACCAACTAAATTAGAAGGTGCTGCTGTAACTTTTGATAATGCAAGTGAAAGTTATGTCGCAAGATATAACAATGAAACTATCGCATTAGCTTTTGCTATTACTGAAGAAGCTATGGAGGATAACCTCTATGACACTTTTTCAAAATTAAGAGCAAGAGGGTTAGCTAGAGCAATGGCAAATACAAAGCAACAGAAAGCTGCTGCAGTTTTCAATAATGCTTTTACTGCTGGTGCTTCTGCTATAGGTGATGGACAATCATTTATTAGTACAGCACACCCAACAATCGTTGGCGGAACTCAAAGTAATAAAGCAAACAATGGTACAAATGCTGACCTATCTCAAACTACACTCGAAACAACTTTAATACAAGTACAACAACTTAAAGATGATAGAGGTATTTTGATTGGAGCAGGAACAGTATCATTGCACGTGCCTAACGATTTAATCTTCGTTGCTGATGTTATTTTAAACACCCCAGGTACAACTGGAAGTGCAGACAATGACCTCAACAGTTTACGAAACATGGGCTTAGTGCCTAATGGTTTCTTCGTAAATAGAAGATTCAATGACCCAGATGCGTATTTTGTAAAAACTGACGTTCCTAATGGTAATAAGATGTTCGTTAGAACACCTTTACAAACAAAAATGGAACCTGATTTCGATACCGGAAACATCAGATTTAAAGCAAGAGAAAGATATTCTTTTGGTGTGTCTGACTGGAGAGGGTACTTCGGAAACCCAGGAGTCTAATAGTAAATTATGGGAAGGTATGAGTTACTCTGCCTTCCTATACTAATATCAAGGAAATAATATGACAACAAACATTACATCAAAATTTATACAAGGTACTGGTGTAGCAGTAACTACAAAAGGTGATACTCGTATTTTAGCGATACATGCTTTCTCTACTGTTAATGGTACATTTGATATTGAAGACTCTAAAGGTAGTAAAATTAAGTTTCAAGTTCCTGCAAGTGGTCAAGCAGATATTTATATAGGAGAGTTAGGTATTAGGTGTAGAGGTACAGTAAGTGTATCATCTCCTGGTGCTAATGGTGGTGTAACTTTAATAGTAGGATAACACATGCCTTCATTTTCATTTTTAAAAACAGATTTAATTAATACTACTGAAAATGATTCTTCTGAATATGAAAGTCAGATACCTAATATTGTAGAAAGAGCAGAGAGTAGATTAATGAAAGAACTAGATGATTCTGGTTTAGATAATTATTCTACATTTACTTTTACTGCAGGCAACCCAATAGTTTCTGTTCCTGATGGAACATTAGTTGTTCGTAATGTAAATTACAAAACAAGTGTCTCTTCTAATATCACAACATTATTACAGAGACCATATGAATATGCAATAGATTATTTTCCACATGCAAGTGCATCTACAGGAACACCAAGATACTACGCAAGGAAAAATAACACAGAGATTTATGTTGTACCTACACCATCTTCAGCACTTAGTGGTGAGATACAAGTTACAAAAAGACCTTTAGCATTAGCTAGTGCTACAGGTGCAAGTGCTACAACATCAAACTATTTTAGCGAGTTTTGTTATAATGCTTTGTTTGATGCATGCATGGTAGAGTCCATGATATTTATGAAGAATTATTCTCTAGTTCCAACTATGGAAGCAAAGTATAAAAATTCTATAGATGGTTTACGTAATCAAGCTAGAAGAACTAGAAGAGATGATATGCAAAGTCCTGCTAATCCTTTAGGTGGACCAACACCAGTTATTAAGAATGCAGACTAATGGCTATTAATAGAAGTAATATAAATTTACAAGTAACAAGAGGCAATAAAATGAAACAATTAAAAGACATACCTGAAGGAAATAAAGGTAAAGG